ATGCTAATTCATACCCATCCACAAACACCGATGTGCTATTAATTGATACATTAATGGAACTATTGCCAACAACAATTCCATTTGATGATATTGTTGTATTGCTAGTTGCAGATGTATTGCCTATCGATATGTTACTGGTACCTATCTTCTTCCATGTAAATCTTAATGGAGAAAGGTTAACAATATTATATTGCCAAACATATGAACCATCATCAAACAGATAGCCATCTGTTAGAGGAGGAGAAGCTAAATTGGGATCTGGTAAATTTTGCATGTCTTACTTTTTATTAAACACCAGGAGGTAAAAAATCGTACCACATATCAAAGCTTCCATTATTTACCCACATATACATTTTGTTGTCGCCTGTTGAATACCACACATCACCATAATTTGGGTATATTGGTGATGAAGATGTGTTTGCAATAAAGAATTTAGAAGCCCAATAAGTTGAATTACCATTTGTTGTAAGTACGGTACCATTTGATCCATATCCAATATTAGCAGCTGCTGTACTAGAAATAGTAAGAGTTTTAGGTGAAGTACTATTGTTAGTATTTAGCGTGATATGTTCACCAGCTACAATCTGTAATGTATCAGCTTCTAAAGAAACCAAGCTAGGCTGGCCAGTCACTGTTATAGTAGTGAATGAGTTTCCTGCACCATTTAAACCAGATGATCCTGTATACCCTCTTGGACCAAATAAAGCATACCCGTCAACGTTTCCAGAAAAGATATAAGAACCAACAACTTCGATGTTATCATGTTTATTAGGTGGAATTACAAAATGTACAGTATTGCCAGTTGAAACGTCAACATCTAAACCATTGAATAACTTAATACCATTGACATATACATCCAGCTGATAAGGAGTATATCCTGTATCGACGACATATGTATTTGTGACACCATCGCCATCGTAATTTTGTCTTACTGGTGCAGAAGGATCTGGAATAGAACCAGTGTAACCCTGAGATCCCGAATAGCCTAACGAACCAGTGAAGCCAACACCTTGTGAACCAGTATAACCTAATGATCCAGAATACCCCAGTGTACCAATCGAACCTGTGTAACCAGTCGGTGGTCCTTGCGAACCAGTATATCCTCTTGGACCAAATAATGAATAACCACTAACATTACCAGAGAAAATATATGAACCTAATACTTCAATGTTATCATTTTTATTAGGGGTAACATAAAGGTGGAATGTGTTTCCTGAAGAAACATCGACATCCAATCCATTGAATAGTTTGATACCATTAACGAAAACATCCAATTGATAAGGAGTATATCCCGTATCAACAGTATACGTATTAGTGACCCCATCACCATCATAGTTTTGTCTAACTGGTGCTGACGGGTCTGGTGTTGATCCAGTATAACCTCTTGGACCTAGTGATCCTTGTATACCAATCGAACCAGTATAACCAATAGAACCCACAATACCCTGTGAGCCAGTATAACCCATACCAGCAAATGCACCAGTGGAACCAGTGTATCCTATTGGTCCTGTGTTACCTATAAAACCTCTGGAACCAGCATAACCAGAAGATCCAATTGGACCTGCTTGTCCTGTAGCACCTCTATTACCCGATATCGTAAACGATACATTTACCGGTTCATTATTTGGATATAAAGCAGTGTTACCAGAAATATAATTTAAATATATTTTATGAAATTCTGGACTTTGAGGATAAGGGAAGTAGACTGCAGTATTTACGGAATAAACAGTAACGTCAAATGGTGTAGAAGTTCTTGAAAGGGTTACGAACCCTTTGACATCGTTATTAACAGCATTAAACGCTTTTTCAAGAAAGTATGCAGTGTTTGCATTCTGGATATCTAAAGAAGTTAAGTATAGTGCACTATCCGTACCGCTAAATTTAGCAAATCCCTGACTACCAAATACAGGAGGATCTTGAATGGTATTATCAAAGTAATAACCATAAGTTATACCACCAGGTGCACCAATTGAACCTGCATATCCTATAATACCTTGTGAACCAGTATAACCTAGATCACCAATAGATCCAGTATAACCAGATCCAGTGGATCCAACAAAACCAATAGACCCCGTATAGCCTATTGAACCAACATAACCTATAGAACCAATATCACCTTGCGAACCCGTATAACCTATATCACCCTGCGAACCAACATAACCAATTGATCCAGTAAAACCTATGGAACCTGTAAAGCCTACTGAACCAAGATAACCTCTATCACCTGCTTGACCAGTAGGTCCAATGTAACCTTGCGATCCAACAAAACCAGTTGAACCAGTGTAACCAATATTACCTTGTGTGCCTTGAGAGCCAGTGTAGCCTAAGGATCCAACGGAACCAGTATAGCCTTGTGAGCCTCTGTAACCAATACCTACAGAACCTTGATAACCAACGTAACCAACTGAACCTTGAAAACCAGAAGATCCTTGGAAGCCAGAAGATCCTTCAAAACCAAGAGCACCTCTTGAACCTGTAAAACCAGAAGCTGCAAAGTATAAAATTTCAACATCTGAATTTTGATTTGGTATGTTTAGAAAGTTGATCGTGTTGGAAGAGGCTAGATTATAGTCTGCATCAGGAACTTGTACTAGACCATTGACCATCACGAAGATGCTAACAGTCTGTGATACGTCCTGAATCAAGCCATATGTTGCCTGTCCTGGTATTGTAATGAATGTTTGGAATGTGGTAGGACCACCTGCTGGTCCAATAGAACCACTATAACCAATAAATCCTTGCGAACCAGTATATCCCAACGAACCTACAAAGCCTTGAGGTCCTGTGTAACCAATAGATCCAGTATAACCCGTAGATCCACCCGGATCACCAACAGATCCTTTATAACCTTGTGAGCCTCTAAATCCAGCAACTTCGAAGTATAAAATTTCTATGTGTGATAAATCATATGGTGCCGTTGCAAATGTTAAAGTAGTTCCTGAAACAGAATAATCAGTATCGGGAATTTGTAGAAGACCATTAACAGAAACTAATATATTTTTAGCATCATTGACAGATGATGCCATTGTGAAGATCGTGTTAGATCCATTGGATAATAATACTTGATATGAAGAAGGAGCACCTACTCCTCCTGATCCCGTATAACCAATTGATCCTACAAAACCTGCAGATCCATCATATCCTATCGAACCATCTGTTCCCTTAGAACCTGTATATCCTGTAAATCCTCCAGGAGCACCTGCAGAACCCGCATAACCTACAGATCCTTGATATCCTAAAGCCTGTTCAAAATATATAATTTCTACATCAGAAGTAGCAATAGGTATTGTAGAAAAAGATATAGTGGTATTAGATACAGAATAGTCCGCTTCTGGTACTTGTAACAACCCATTAACAGCAACAAAAATGTGCTTGGAATCTATTACAGATTTAGTTAAAGTATATGACGTGGAACCATCAGCAACAAATGTTTGTATGTCTGCAGGAGCAACCACACCACCAGAACCAGTGTAACCAGTTGAACCTATACCTGCAGATCCTACAAAACCACGAGATCCAGAATAACCAACACCACCTGAATCACCAGCCGAACCTTTAAAACCAATCGATCCCTGGTAACCCTGAGAACCAATGTAACCAGCTACATCAAAATATAAAATCTCTACATCAGAAGTGGATTCTGGTATAGTATTAAATACTATTGAGGATCCAGATAAAAAATAATCTGTGTCAGGAATTTGTAGCAGACCATTAACAGAAACTAAAATATCTTTTGGTGAACCAACTGTTTTTGTTAAATCATATGTTGAAGAACCATTAGCAACAAATACTTGGAATGATGAAGGTGCAGCCCAACCACCAGAACCAGTGAAACCTATTGATCCACCATATCCAATACCAGCCGAACCTGTATATCCAGATGATCCTGTGTATCCATCTTGACCACTAGTACCAACAGAACCTGTAAAACCAGCAGACCCACGGAAACCTTCTGAACCTCTGTATCCTACATCGTTACCAAAATATATAATCTCGATGTCTGATGTTGATACAGGAATTGTGTTGAAGTTAATTGTAGAACCTGATACAGTATAATCTGCTTCTGGTACTTGTATTAATCCATTTACTACTACGAGAATGCTCTTAGATGAGCTAGGTGTGGAAACCAGCGTGTAATATGTGCTGCCAGTTGCAGTAATTAGTTGTATGTTGGATGGGGCACCTAGTGCCCCTTGAGATCCAGTATAACCACCGACACTACCCTGTGATCCAGCTGATCCAGTATAACCTACTTCACCTGTAGAAGAATAGTAACGTATTTCTATATCTGAATTATTATAGGGAGCAGTGGTAAATGTTAGTTGTGTGCCTGTTATTGTATAGTCTACTTCAGGAATCTGAACTAGACCATTGACTATCGCTAGCACGCTACTAGTATTAGCAACGCTTTGAATTAAAGTAAAATGGGTATTGCTACCATTTCCAACTAGTTGTTGGTTTAAGATATTTAAAGACATTCGTTGCCTGAATTAAAAAATGAATATATAATAATAGATATCATGTTTATTTATTAAGGCTATATTATGTACAAACCCTCTATTGTGATTATTGATTCAATTGGTTTAGTTTATGATGGTGATACGATTAAAAATCGTGCACTAGGTGGTTCTGAATCTGCTTGTTGTTTAATGGCTAGAGAATTAGCACAAATTGGCTTTGATGTTACAGTATACAATGATTGTCGAGATGTTGATTGTAAACCAGGTATATTTGATGGTGTTGTTTACAAACACATAACTAATCTTGCTAATTGTGATGATCATTATGATGTTATGATCTCTCTACGTTGCATTTCACCTTTTGTTCCAAAAGAACTACAATCACAGATAGAAAATGCTACTAAGTATCCTTATACTTTTTTTGATAAGGTAAGAAGTGTTAGTAAGCATAAAGTATTGTGGATGCACGACACCTTTATATGGGGTGATCCTCATGTAGAAAAGCTTTTGTTAAACAACCACATCGATGAGATGTTTACTTTATCAGACTTTCATACATCGTATGTAACCAATTGCTGGCACGGTGGTGATCGTCGTAATTTTGAAGTTCTTAAAAAGAAAGTATATCAGACTCGTAATGGTATTGTAAAATACTTTGATGATACAAATGTGTTTGAAAAAGATCCAAATATGTTTGTATATGTTGCAGCTGTATCAAAAGGTCTCAAACCATTACTAATGAATGTTTGGCCATTGGTTAAACGTAACATTCCAGATGCGAAATTAATTGTGGCTGGAGGTTATTATAAGTTTAGTTCAACAGCAGAGCCTGATCAGCAACAAAAAGAACTTGAGGAGTTAGCCCAGGATAAAAAATATAAGGAATTGGATGTTACATTCACTGGCATCATTCCACAAAAGCAAGTTGCTGAATTATTTCAAAAAGCATCTTTCTTTATTTTTCCTGCCGGCTTTCCTGAAACCTTTGGTATCTCTGCACTAGAGTCTCTTTATTATAATACACCGCTTCTTACCAATCGATTTGGTGCTTTAGAAGAGACAGCTATTGAGTCTGCATCCTATCATGTTGATTATGCTATCGAACCTAATAGTCTGTATCCTAATATCAATGTTCCCGAGCAAGTGGATAAGTTTGCTCGTATGTGCTATGATGCTTACCACAACAAATACCTACATCAACAAAAGATGTTTGCCTGTAACATTATAAAAGATATTGCAGGATGGGATACTGTAGCTCTTCAATGGAAACAACACTTCTTCAAGAAGCTTAGTTTGTATTTGCCTATTGATGATTATCGTAAAGTTTCTTATATTAATGACCGTGTTCATAAAGTATTTGGAAGACGCTTTAGTAATCCAGAAGAATGGAATACGTATAAGTTATCTGAAGAAAAACAAATCCATGTTATTACTCCATTTTATAATGCATTTGATTATTTAATTAGATGTATTGATTCAGTTGCATCTCAGAACTATAAAAACTGGCATATGCACTTGATAAATGATTGTAGTACAGATAGTAGTTTAGATTTAGTAGTACAATATGTCAAAGGAAGATATCCTAATTTAATAAAACACTTTACTGTTGTAGATAATCCAGTAAACCGTGGTGCTGTCTATAATCAAATTAAAAACATTAAACGTGATGTACCTAAAGATAGTCTAGTCGTTCTTCTTGATGGCGATGATGCTCTAGTTAACGATCCAAATATCTTTAACATGTATAATAACTTGTTTGCAGATAATAAGACAGATTACGCGTATGGAAGTTGCTGGTCAGAGGTTGATAACATCCCACTTCAGTCACAACCATATCCGCAATGGGTAAAGGATCAGAAGGCATATCGCCAGTATAAGTTTAACTGGGGAATGCCTTACCCACATCTTCGTGTATTTAAATCAGAATTAGTTCACAATATTGAAGATGATTTAGTCTTTAAAGATGACAAAGGTGAATGGTTTAAGGCTGGTGGAGACAATGCCACTTTTTATAATATTTTAGAACAAGCAGATCCTAATAAAATTGCAGTTGTTTCTGACATTGTTATGCTTTATAATGATAAGAATCCATTGAATGATTATAAAGTAAATGGTGTGATTCAAAACAATAATGCATCTAAGATTGCTGGCGATGCAAAGATTCAAATTAATAAAGTTGAAGTGAATTCAACGCCACGTCCATTAAATGTTGAAATGGTTCCTACTAAAGATATTATTGCATATAACACATCAGAAAAGTTGAACACTATGTTAAAAAAAAAGATTCTAATCGCAATTCCAACAGCTAGAAACATAGAAGTCACGACATTTAAGTCTGTGTTCGATTTAATAGTTCCTGATGGATATGAAACAGAGTTTCAATACTTTTTTGGATATCAAGTAGATCAAGTACGAAATTTAATTGCTGAGTGGATAGTCAAAGGACCTTATGATTACTTGCTTGCGGTAGATTCCGACATATCTTTTCCTGCCGATACTCTTGTTAAAATGTTGAATCACGATAAAGATGTTGTATCAGGATTATACATTCAAAGAATTCAAAATCAACATACATTGGAGATATTTGAAAGCAATGAGCATGGTGGATTCACACATATGCCATATGAAAAGATTAAAGGTAAAGGATTGGTTGAAATTGGTGCATGTGGATTTGGATGTGCACTAATTAAGAAGCAAGTATTAGTGGATATTGGATATCCACAGTTTGTTTATAAATCTGCTATAGATCATAGCAATACTTTTTCTGAAGATTTATATTTTGCAAAGATGTGTCAGCAAAAAGGATTTAAGCTATATGCAGACACTTCTATTCTTTGTGATCACACAGGATCGTACGTGTTTAGGGTTAGCGGGTAACCTCAGGATTAACAGTAATAGTACCTTCCATTAATCTGGAAGTGATATTATTATTGCTAATTAATATTAAATCATAAAGATATCTAGAAGCTTTTAATGTGCTAGTCGTATAAGAGTTCATCGATAGTGTAATTAAACCTACATTAGCTTCAGATACAGTGGCATTTACAGTAAAGAAAACATTAGAGGTATACGATGTTCTTAGTTGAGCATTTGCTGTAAAGTTAGAAATGTCAACAGCAACACCTGCTGAGTCAATTAAATTAATATTATATGTAAAATCAGTTCCCTGATCTAGCGTAAGATTATTTTGTGCTGACATTTTTTAAACTATCTACTTCTGCTTTAAGTTCTTTTACGGCTTCAATAAGAAGTGCTACTATTTTTTCATACTTGACAGCTTTTGTACCATCAGCTCTTGTTGCAACAATTTCAGGAAGGATTGCTTCAACTTCTTGTGCAATCACACCAACATCGTGCTTCTTAATGAAGAAGCCATCTTCACCACCCTGTTTAGCAATAAATTCATCAGTCCAGTCAAAAGTTACACCATTAATTTGTGTTACTTTATTTAAAGCATCGCCAATGTTAACTATGTTGGTTTTTAAAGTTCTATCCGAGCTAGTAAATGAAATGATATCTTGACCAGCTCTAATTTGATTTGATGCTACTACACTACCACCTGCAGTGATATCGCTTCCAGCTGTGATAGCTCCTGTTGCAGCAACTGCTCCAGTAACATTTATACCACCACCAGCTGTCATGACACCTGTAGATATTATTGTCGTTGCTTTAATTTGCCCAGCAACACCTGTAGGTGTTATACCTACACCAAGTGAATTAAATACTTTTGTATCACCATTTTTGTCTGAGTAAAATTGTACAGACCCAATATCATATGGAGAATTTGTAGGAGAGAAATAAAATCCTATCTGACCACCATCCATTCTCAATGTATAGTTATACACTCCTGCATCTGGATCCTTAGTGTCATAAAATGAAATATCACCGGCACTTACGTCTCTAATCCTTAAAGCGGGCGCACCATTCACACCGGATATTTCGATACCATGCGTGTCGATACTAGCTGCTATCTGTGATTTTAACCCTACACCAGTATAAGAATCTTGTGTTCCAATACCAAATTTAAATCCATTATATGCTCCAAATGACATGATATCACCATTGGCACCTGATGTACCTCCTGGTGAATTATATACCAAATAACCACCCATATTATTATCACTAAAAGCTAAACCAGCATATTGACCAGTATCACTCGAGTTTCTAAATTGAATTACTGAGTTGTCATTATTATCAATAATGATTCCAGCTTTTCCATTGATAGGCTCTGCTCCAATGGGTGTACCTAAAATTACGTGGAGTCTTGCACCATTAATAAGATTAATGTCACCATTAGAGTTTAAACCAAAATCAAAATAATTGTTGGCACCTTTAAAATCTGTATTTCCATTAAATATAATTGGCTTTCCTGGAGGACCTACCAAGTTACCATGTAAATTATTTGCATATACATCAACTGTTGAAATGGATGTTGATGTAATGTTAGTATTGACGATATATGTGCCAGTTGGTTGGGAATATACAATTACACCATATCTACTAAGGTATGTGTTAGCTTGATTATCACCAAAGGTACTATTTGCAGATACAGATAGATTATGCGTATTGACATTGTCTGCGTACATACTGGTTCTAGTAAGGAACGTATTACCAACGTTAGCAAAAGTTGTAAGATAAATGTTATTGGTGGAAATATTTGATCCACGTACGGTTGTATTGCCTAACGACATGATAGTAGCAGAGTATTGAGTACCACCATTAATCAGTAACCCTGATCCAGTCATTACTAGATTAGTTGTTAGTGATGTTTTCATTGTTAATGTAGTGGAATTAACAACCGTGTTAGATGTAAAAGTTCCTAAAACTAAAGCACCCGTATTACTAGTAACAAAGGCATTTGCTGTTAGCTTACCAGTAATTGCAGCATTACCAACAGCTGTATTGGAGTTTACAGTAACAGCATAAGTGTTGACTGCTAGAATGACTTGATTAGTTTTTGATAGCCATTGACCAAAAGTATCCGTTATTTGAGATACAGGGTTAACTATTATTGTCATTATTTTTTTCCAATAACTTTATTAATAAATCTTTAATTTGATTTTGATCTTGTTGAATCTGATTGATCTGCTGCTTTATATTATTTATTTCATCTTTTTGGACCAATGTTTCAGCAGCAACCTGTCTTTGCTTCCAGTAAGAGCCATAAGCTTCTTTATTGGTATTAATAGCAGCACCACGATTACCTTTTTGAAGTGAAAATGTGTCTGTCATTATTGTAACAACGCAATAGCTGAAATTGACTTAATGAATGGATATAAAATTTGATTTTGTGATAGCAACACAATCTTTATCTGGAAGTTATCGAAACCAACATATTGTGCACCAGTAGTGCCATAATATGTTAATGTATTTGCCTGAGGTTGCGCTGCAGGATCCATATATGCAATTGTCTGATTGGCAACAGTGTTTCCTGTACGTACATGGAAATTATATTCCTGGAAGTCAGTCTTATCTTTCTGAGAACTATAAAGATTAGTTTGGGTCTGGTCGAGAACCAATTGACTCCAAGGATTATCTTGAATCAATGAAGTATCATGGTTATTTCTAAATCTTCCATATACCAAGATATCTGTTCCAATAGGTCTGTATCCTATTAGATAGAATCTTAAATCTTCTGCTGTAATATCCATAGATACAGGTTGTGAAATATACTTGTTTAATGCATCACCATATATTGTATCTTCATTATCAGCTAGGTTGTTTATTTGATTAGTAATATACAACATAGTCTTCGTTGAAAGATCAATAACAGGCGATGAATATGGTGAAATTGTTGCCATGTTTAGAATAACTGTGGCTGTACCATTTGATCCATAAGAACCAGAAGCTCTTTCATTAGAGAAAGATCTCACTGATCTTTCATAGTCAGAAAAATCAAATCTCTGCTCGTTTGAAAGTGATTCATAAAAATTATCATATGTGTATGCTGAATAAGAATTTGAAGTGGCATAGTATGACATCTTTACTGAAGAACCTGTTGGTTCTGTGAGTGTAAATTTAGGAACAATGGAATGATAACTAAGATCATCAATTGTTACTAGATTAGCCGTTGCAATTAAATTATTAGCTGTAAGTAAAGATGTATTACCAGGCTGAGGAATTCTAAAGAAATTTAAGATTGGATAGCTAACAGGATCAAATCTTCCATTGGTATGGATTAATTGAACCTTCTGACTTAACTCATCAGCAGCAAATACTCTACCAAATGGATATACTGCAGTGTTGCTTAGTATTTGTGATACATTTGTAGTGTTGGAGGCATATACTTCATCACCAACTTGTAGTGGATTTGCTGTATTAGCTCTTGAATACCCAGTCAAAGTTAGATAATCTGTATTTTGATTTCTAAACACTAATTGTGCTTGATTATATTTAAACTTGGCTCTATACAAGTTAAATTTTATTTCAGCCGTTGTTATAGGAACAAATGTTGTTTGGTTGGAAGTGGTAAACAATGTTCCAGCATAAGGTTGGGTAGAAATAAATGCACCAGTAATTAAATCAGTGCCACCCAGTTCCGAAACAAACAGATCATAATCGGGACTTCCTGCATCTGGAAGAATACAAAAAGCATACATCACGTTATTTTTTAACATCAAAGGAGTGCTAAAAAGAAACTTTGTTTCTGCACTTCCATCATCGCTAATGTTTACTTGACTTGGACTTAAATAACCAGTGCCTTCTATCTTGCTACCATCAGGATAGCCATTGGTAGTACCATAAACAACGCACGACACGCCAAATGTCTGACTCTTGTTTTTAAAGAAAATTCCCATACTTGTAAGGTACGTTCCTGGTACTCCAAGAGCACCAGAAAGACTCATTTGGAATGTTTGCGCGAGTGCGTCAGCCATATTAGTTATCCTATTTTATTTGTTGTGTGCCACATAATCTTCAGCAATATATGTATTATCGCCGTCAACTGTTAATCTATAGACAATATAATTATCTCTTGCTTCATACTTAATATCATTGACTGGTACGAAAACAACTTCGTTATTAACTAACTTAGCAATAAGTGTACCTTCCACTATTTCAACAAGGTCAACATTGTTATTGTCATTTCTTACAGTTTCATATTCATGTGGCTTTTGTGTTCTTAGTAGTTCAGGATTAAATGCGCCCCATCCTTTATTTGTATAAAGTGGATGTGTTTCTGAAACAAAATAATCTACATTATTAAATGATACTAGTCTAGAATCAAGATTAGGTGTTCTTACAACAGAAACTGTGTTAATATTGCCATTCATAGCCTTTACTCTATCGCCAACAATGATGTGTTGTATCTGCTTAGAAGAACCATCCTCCATTGCAATTAGAGCCCATGGAACATGGCAATCACCTCCACCACCTCCACCGCCATCACCACCGCCATCACCACCACCATCACCACTACCATTACCATCTGAACCTGATGAATCATTAGAACCACTTCCACAATTGGAATTGCCAGAATTATCTTGACCAGAACAATCATTACCCCAACCGCCATCGCCGCCATTATGATCGCCTTGGCCACCACCATCGCCACCATAAGAAGGACCAGGACCACCACGGCCACCATTATCTTGTGGTGGTAAATTAGGAGGAGCAGGTGGTGTAGGAACTGGTGTGACGTATCCTGAAGTATAGTTAGTTGTTGTATTTGTTTTGGTAAATACTGGCTCAATTGCAGTAAACGTTTGTTGCTTTGTAGTATAAGACAATCCTTGTCCAGTGTATGTTCCGGAAGCAGATGTCTTTGCGGTGCTTGCTTGTGAATATGTTGCTTGATCGGATACATACAGAGTTTTTGTACCCGTTCTAAACGAATTAGCTGGAAGATAAAATATAAAATATGCTTTACCGTATGAATTTGATACTATTGGATCACCAATGTTACCATTTTGTACAAGAACAGCCTTTGCAGTACCAATACCTAGCTGACCAAATTTAGTTGAATCAAAGTTTCCTGTACTATCTTGATAAGTTTGGTTGACTAAAGCAGGTGCACAATATTGAGTAATAGGTTGTGTATCAAAGAATGGATACAATCTTGTGTTTGGCTTGACACCAAATATAGTACCTAAAACTATATTGCCATTCATAAATGGTAATAACGATACGTCAGTAACAACATTTCCAAGATCTTGTGTAGTGCTTTGGCTACCAACAGTCAAATCACTTGAAGTTGTGGTTGTTGTCTGAGACCAATAATTAGTAGTTTTATCAGATGATACTAATTGTGGAGCAGCTGCGACAGAGCTAATATCTTGGTGAGTTTGAACAGCACCCGTTGCAAGTAGATTTTGATAACCCTTGCTCAAATCGATAGTAATGTTCTGAGGTACTGGATTAGCAGTAGTACTTACAAAGTTATCAAAATTAGGATTAAGAGTAACAGAACCAGTAAATGAGAAGAAACTCTCAATAGGATTTCTATAATTTGAAGCTGATGGATTAGCAATTACTTGTTCTTCATCATAGTCAATAAATGCTAGACGACCTTGGGCTCTATATCCTACACTTTGACTTTCTACAAGAAAATAAGATCCATATTGCTGAGAAAATAAAGGACGTAGGTTTCCTTGGCTAGAATCAATAGCTATTCTAAATTCTGGGTCATTAATATCACTCAATGTAAAATCATTGAATGGATCAGCAAAGATACCATTTTTAAATCTTTGTTGACCAGTGGTAGAGTTAGAAATAGATTTTTGATTAGCAGATGTTTCTAAAGCATTTAAAACAGTAAAATATTCTAATCTAGAAATACGGGCATCTAAGAACCCAATTTCTTTCATAGTATAACCTTTGATAGTCTGAATATCTACTTTTACTGCAAGGTCTGGTCTATTATATGACATTTTATTGTGCTTCTGAATAAGTTAAAGAAGGATAAGGTGGTACATAAATCTGAGCAATACTTAACCCTGTTTTATTTATAGATGGTGGTTGAGGGTCAATTGATGGTGTACCTGGTTTATTAAGTATTTTACCTTCTTTTGTAAGCATAAGCAAATCTATTCTAGGAAGATAATATGTAGCATTAAACGTAAATGTTGAATCAGTATCAATTGTTATATTGTTGACCGAAAAAAACGTATTAGAATTTAATGGTGGATTAATTGTTGCTAGACTTACCACATTTGTTACAGCTGCAGTATTAGCCATTACTGGTCTAAGATCAATGTAATTTCTCAGATCGTATGTTAAATTGGTAGAATCTGTGTACACTGGTATCTGTGCAGTTGCTATAGCACTTGCGTTAGTTGAAGGTGTGAGATCATCGATAGGATATGAATCAACAGAAAAGAATCCAGCTTGTGTAGAACTTGTGTTAGGAACAAAACAATCAACTTGTACTAGCAATTGTGAAGAAGAGGTTAATGTTCCTTTAAATTGAGGATTCAAGCTTAAACGAGCATTGGCATAAAAGCTATCTCTTTGTCCAGTATCTAACGTAAACCAATTTTTTTGATCAGGGTTGGTCAAGCTATAAGAAGTACCAACATAAACATTTGACACATTAAACGCATCTGATATTCCTAATTGCCAAGGTCCAGTTATTCCCCCTGGATTAGTGCTACAATCAATTTTTACTAATTGATTTTTCATCACAACTTTTTGAGTTGGACTTGCAGATGTTCTATTAAGTGGAATCTGACCATATAAAACATAAGATGGAGAAGATGGATCAAGAGCTAAGTTAATAGTAACTGTGGTAGATGATGTTTGTTGAATTGTATTTCCACTACCAGCAAAGTTAATAGCTTCACCTTTCTTAAAGAATTGTTGTAACTTTAAGCTTCCAGGACCAGACATTGTAGTATACAACGTCACAGAATTACTAGAATTTACTTGAGCAATTGTACCATATTGAACCGAACTAGTTATAGTATTTGTAAGTGCAATAGTATCACCAACATATAAACTAGTGGTAAAATCATCAGGACTCGTAATGGTGTTACCACTACCTCCATATATTTGTGCTGATGTTATAAATGTATTGCTTAGAGTATCCTGTCCAAACATAATTTGCAAGTCATTAGATGTGACGTCATCTAAAAATCCTGTTCCATATGGAAATGAATCTGGACCTGGTACAGTAAATGTTGCAGTACTAATTTTATTACCCGCAAATAAAGTAGGCGAAAGAGTAGCTGTAATAATTGGTCTATATCTAAATGATGTACCATTAGTACCATTAGAATCGACCAATGATTGCATACCTTTAAAGCCTGTATTATATAAAGGCGAAGAAAGAGAAACTTCTTGTAATACTGATTGACCAGTTAGTGAATCTGGAACAATGTCAGCATAAAATTTACCATACGATGGAGAGTTACCATATATGCTCTTAACACTACTAGGTGAAGCTCCTGGATTCAATTGAATATTAAATACAAACAATTGATACACTGCCGATGGTGTTCCTTTTACACCAGAATAAAATTTTATCGCTTTAACATTAGCTTTACCAATAGCACTACCAGAAGGTGTGCTTCTTGATGGATTTAATGAAATGGTACTTTGGAAAGAATTATAAAGCGAAACTGTTTCCAAAGATTGAATATCAACAGCACCAGCAACTTCTTTAACAAAGAAATAACTTCCTGTACTTGTTACTATAGTATCACCAATAATTGACTTGGTAGTAATACCTCTTTCAACTGGTACTCTTACAGTACTTCTAATATTGACTCTATATCCATCAACATAAGCAATACCAGGTGAAGATGTATAATAATAAAGAGATGTATTTGATTCGTGTGAAACAACATTAATGTTAAATGGTTTTACAATAAAATCACCATTTGTTTCTGCCGTGCGTGTTGCTAAAACATCACCAACAGCACTTAATTGTAGACCATCGTTTAATTGGGTAATAAACTGGCCAGTGCCTTGATCAAAACTAACAATTGTTAAGAAATTATTAGGAACTGCTACCGAAGTATTAGATGAATCATAAAATATAGGTTGTGGTACCAATTTTAATCTATAGGCTCCAGGTGCACTAAAGTTAGTGCTTCCTTGAGAATTATCAAATAACGAAGGATCTTCAAAAGGAGTAACGATATATTCAGATGTATCAAAACCTACTATCATTCCTGCCGCAGTAGAAACATGTTCTCTAAGCAAGAAGTTTGATGGCATAGTTCTTAAAAAGAACCCTTTTTGGTATATGATTCCCTTACCAACTCTCATTCCAAAACCAACACCCAAAGCATTTACTGTAGAATTAGATGTTAGTGTATAAATTACACCTAGTAAATTACTAATACTTAAAGGAGCATTCTTATGCTGTACAGATGAATACACATCTATTTGTTCTGATGTTTGGCTAAATGTTGTTTCACCATTATTACCAGAATTTAAATAATTAACATATGCTCTATTGGTATCAGGAGCATTGAGTGCGGTGCCAGGATAAGCTCTAAACACAGATGCTCTTAACCCACTAGTATTAGATACTAGAAGAAATGTGTTTGAAGAATCAAATACTGTGTTGTTGGCATCTACTGCAATATCTTGAAGAGCAGGAACAATGGTATTGAAATCTAAGGTAATCGTATTACTATCAACAAATTTTACTTGGGATAAATTAGGATATGATGTAAAATTACAACCATCGATAATAGAACCATCTTTATAAATGCTGCTTCCAAATCTTCCAATTTGAGTTTGAAGGATTGTTTGAAGCTGAGTAAGTTCTCTAGCCTGGACAGCCGTAGCAGGTCTAAAAAGAAGTCTATAATAATCTTTTGATTCATCAAAATCATCATAGAAAGGGGCAACATTAAAATTTGTTGATAGACCAGCCATTTTGTGTCCTTAAACCTTAAAAAATAATTTAATTTGTTCCGAAGAAAGAGGATCTCTCGTCACCGGTTCAAAGTTTCTATAGTAAAAAACTTCACCAGTATTTATTACCAATTCTGGGGGTATAATAACAGAAATCGTACCAGTCAAACCAGAAAAGGTTCCTGTCACTACTTCATAATTAGAAAATGTACCAACCACATCAATTAATTGCATTTGAGTGGGTGTGCAATTTAGTACAGTTGCAGTAGCACCACTTAAGAATCCAGTAATAA